TTTCATAGTGAAGATTTCAATTTCTCAATATCATAACCAGTTAAAAACATCTCAACTAAACTTGTAGATTCTACTTCACCGTTTTTTAGTAATTCACGACGGAACACCAAACGATGTGTGTCTGGTGGGCTGGTTAGTTCCATTTTATCCAAAACCAACCTATAATCTGGACTTTCACTAATTACTGACATTTCTTTAATACCTCTTCAATATATTCAAAAACTTTATCGTTCCAAAATGGAGGACACCCCATAATAAACACATGAGATAGAGCTTTGTTTGCTAGAGGATACTTATTGTGGTCGTCCAGATGTTTAAATCCTGGATGTAACAAAATATTACCAGCAAAATAATTGCGTGTCTGAATCTTGTGTGCTTCTAAGTGAGCAACCAACTTCTCTTTAACTTCTTGTGTTTCACATATAATTGGCACACCAAACCACGATGGGTCGGCCTGTGGCAATGTATCTGCAATTCTAATATTCCAATACTTCTTCAACAAATCAGCCAGACGCTTCTTATGTTCACGGCGTTTCTGGTCAATAAAATCCACTTTCTCTAACTGAGCAACACCAATTGCACCCTGCATATCAAGTGGCTTTAGATTGTAACCAGCATGAGAGAAAATATATTTGTGGTCGATAATGCCATCATATGTATCTAACCAACGGTCAAACCTGTTACCACAAGTACCACATGGCAATTGATTGTTTGAACCAACACAATAACAATCTCTACCCCACCAACTTAGTGAACGAACAATATCAATAAACTCCGGTGTGTTCGATGAAACCATACCACCTTCACCAGTTGAAATGTGGTGTGCAGGATAGAATGATGTTGACCAACAGAAGTACATATCTGTAATCAAACTGCCATTCCACTTTGTACCTAGTGAGTCACAGTTATCACCAACTAGAACCAAGTTATGTTTTGCACACAGGTCTTTAAGAAAATCCATATCAGGTGGATTAGCAAGAACAGGTGATACGATGATAGCCTTTGTTCTAGGTGTAATCTTCTCTGCAATTAGATTAACATCAAAGTTTAGTGTGTCAAATTCAATATCAACGAATACAGGTTTGAGATTGTTCTGCATTAATGGTGCAATCGTTGTTGGAAAACCAACTGGTGATACAATCACCTCATCACCATCTTGCCACTTGAAATACTTCTTCAATGCACCAATCATCACCAGATTAGCCGAACTACCTGAGTTGACCATGTGTGATTGTTTTACATTATACTTCTTTGAGAATCTAATTTGAAACTTCTCTACATTCTCACCAGCAGAAATCCATTTGCCTGTTAGAAAGGCCTTGAGAGATAACTCCATCTCTCTTTCGTCCCACAATTGACCAGAGTACATGACATAATCTTCACCTGGTTTGAAGTTATCATAGTTTTGCAGGTATCGTGGTTTAGCTAATCTTGCTAATTCTGTAATCTTATCATCAATCATTAATATCTCTCAATTTGGCCATTGCCTGCCAAAACTCCCTCACAATATAAATTATCAAATTCTACCAAATATTCTTTATTAATATTTCCAAAGTGTGCGTGTTCAGTATCTACACCAAACTCATTGACCGTATTATATATCTGTGGTAATGTATTGAAGTAATCATCCATCAATGATGTACAGAACGAATACATTCTTGTAATCAACAAGTGGTCACAATTAGATTTAACTTGAGTTTCTTTTGGCAACCAAGAAGGCATTCTTTTCTTAAAAACATACTTACCAAAAAGATTATCATACTCACTAGGATCATATCCCTCAAGCATATTTGTTCGACCAGATAATTTGAACACACGGCGAACACTAGCCATCATTTGCTGCAATTCAGGATGAAACTTCAAAACGTTTATTGTTTTGAACAGTAAAGTAATTTCTGCTTGCGATTTGAGACCTGCATTAGCAAGAGTCATCAAGTCTTGGTCACCATGGAACATAATTGTTCTATCACACAATCTACTTAAAGTGTGTACAGAGTGTTCTGGTATAGGTTGCGATGATGCATCGACCAACATAATAATTGCATTTGGTGCATATTTCTTTAACGTTTTCAAACCTTCAATCGTTTGGTTGAATCGTGTATTCTCATCAATAACACCAATGCCAGTTCTAATGGCTGATGTTACGATGAACAAATCTTTATTTGGTATAATCATTTGTGCCATTCTGTATCAGGAAATAATTTAACAGTTTTATATTCAATGTTGCTCTTACTGTTGTATATGAAGTCAATCAATTTAGCAATTTCAATAGGTGCAATAGCTTCACTAACATTACCACATGGATAAGGATTATCTTTATTCCAAAGAGGAGTATCAATACCACCAGGATGAATGCTTGTTACTTTGATTCCTCTGCCACGCAATTCTTCTCCTAGAACTCCAGCAAATCCAGTCAGACCATGTTTTGAAGAACAATAAACAGATTGATTCTCTAACTCCTCAAGGCCTGCAACTGAATTAATGAAGAAGATTCTACTACCAGATTTCATTTTAGGTAGAGCAAATTTGGTTACATACATCGAACCTTTAAGATTGATATCAATCATATCATGTATATTTTGCACACTTGTTTCAACAAAAGATTTCATGTGGAACATAGCTGCATTATTGACCAAGATATCAATATTATCTATCTGGTTGAATACAACTTCAAGTAAGAATGGATTACTAATATCTACTTGGTGGTGTTCATAATTTTCATATTGAAATAGTGACTCACCACGAGCAAGACCCACAACCTTCCAACCTCTCTCAAGGTAAAAATGTGCGAGTGTTGCACCAACGCCACTTGTGGTGCCAGTAATTACAATTGTTTTACTCATAATCAATTTCTTCAAATATATCCGAAGCTTTCTTTATCTCATCATCAGTAACATCATTGAGTATTCTATAATTGCCAATGCCAACAGGAACAGGCAAGTATTGATTACCGTTTCGGTGTTTCATTGTATCAGATAATGACTTTTTAAGCAAGTTAAAATTACAAAAATCTTTATGAAAAACAGGCAATTTTAATTGATTAGCCGTATTAAAGATTCTCTTTAGAGTTTCATCATCGACATAACCCCTGACATTGGCAATACAGGAACTCAATAGACAGTCCAACACAACTGCTTCACCGTGTTGTAGAGTGGCAATGTTTTGCATTTCTATGATTGGACTAAATGAATGTCCAAAATCAACACAACGGTCTAGTTTTCTTTCCCATAGGTTTGGCGCCAACTCATCAATCATACCTGTAATTGCTAGATTGATTACTCGAACCGGTACTGCACCAAACTGGAACTTCTCTGTAATTAATTGCTCTGTACTAGATTCAAGCAATTCAAACAACTCTTTATCTTTTATTACGGCTAGTTTGAATATTTCTGCTATACCATTTACAATGTTTCTTTCATCTTGTGTAGCAATAAACTTCTTATCTAATAGTGTTGCGATTGGCGGGTAATATGCACCGATACGATTTCTACGACCAAAATGATTTGCAGCAACCTTTACACCGACAGAAGCATCTACGATTGCTAATAATGTGGTTGGCACCTTGACATAAGGAATACCTCTTCGATATATTGAGCAACAGAAACCAACCAGATCCAATAGAACACCACCACCAATAACGATGACAGGTTCTCTTCTTAAAACACCAGACTCTTCGAAAAATTGTAGTATTTCATCTGTATGTCGCCAATCTTTATTCTCTTCGGTCGCATCAATCACAAACAACACCAATTGTACCTGAAAGGTGTTAAAGTAATTGTGTAATTGTTCACCATATAGTTTGTATACAGTTTCATCAATCACAACCACTCTGCGATTGGACTCACCAAAACTCAATAGGTCGTGATTGTTTACATTGAGTACATCACTAGAGTACTTTAGTGTAAACTCAACAGGCAACTCGGCCTTGACAGACCAAGTGCGTTTGTAATTATCAAATTTAGTTAATACATTTTCCATTATTTTAAAACTCTATTCAATAAATGGCAAGCATGAAGATAAAAGAACTTTGCCTTTTCTATTTCACCAGCAGCACACTTGAATGGCAACATACGGATGAATTGTGTAGCCTCTAATATGTCAACAGTTTTTTTGTCTGATGGGTCAATTCTATCTTCAAACTGTTTGTTGAACACAATGAAATTATTGGGAATATTACCATGATATCCAACAGATGTACCATCAACTGTTACTTCATTATCATTTATATAACCATAATAACTTCGTGAGCATTGTAACACTTGTGAGTAATCTAAGAGGCGAGAATCAATACAACTTTCTTCATACGGGTCAATAAAGATAACTCTATCATCGGCAAAAGAATACATCATATTCTCAAGTGTTGGATTACCATGAATTTTTTCTTCTGTGGTTAAATTCAATTCACTAAAGAAATTCTCAAGTTCTGGCAGAAAGTTTTGAATGCCATATGTAATACGACCATTGTATTCAAAAGTATCAAATAGACCAGATTCATAGAAATCATAAAAATCTTTATACTTAAAAGCATCGGACAATTTTTGTACAACTTCTTCTTTAAAGTATAATGATCCTGCACCTTTAATTGGCAAATACATTTCACGATGTAATTTATCGAATGCCTTCCAGACAGCTCTATTAATCTTTTCTATCTCAAGGGTACTTAATGTGTCCTCAATCAGAATAGTTTTGATATCTTTATAACCTTCAAGGTATTCTATATCAAAGTATGCACCATCTTCTGTGGTGCCAACACCTAAAACTCTAGGAAATAAACCAAGGCCATCAAATCGTTGTAGTTTCTTTAACTGAGAATACCAACGAACATAACCATATTCACGGTTGTTTTTAGTGTCAATATATTTGCGAACGAACTTCTTACCGTTATCATCATGTAATGAGGTGCTACTTAAAGAACCACCTTTCAATTTGGTAATTTTCATTTTACTTTTAGGCTTTGTTTAGCTAATTCAAGTCCATATTCTTGTGGACTACCAAGAACAATTGTTTCATATTCATTATTCAATTCATTTAGACCAACAGATTTACCATTTTTAATCATGTAGTCCAATACGTTGGCAATGTACAATTCTTTGCCTGTGAATCCTTGTGACACCAATTCATACATTTCGGCATACATTTTTGCACTATCAAAACCATATAGGCCAGAACTTGCAAATGGAGATATAGGAGACTTCTCAACAATCTCCGTTACAAGACCATCTTTTGACCTGACATATGAATACTTTGGATTGTTAGCAACAAATACATCAACATAACCATCAACCAAAACATCTTCAATATTATTAAAGTTTCTACCAATCAATAATGTATCAGCATTATGAACAAAGAATGGTTGTGTTTTGTTTTTAACTAATGATGCACCAATGTAAGCAGTATGTCCTTGGCCATTGGTGTCACCAATGTAATGAATATTATTTTCCGTAAGACCTAGTGATTTAATTGTTTCGACCAACTGAGGTTTGAAATACATATCTCTCTTGTTGGCTAACAATAAAAATTCATCAAACTTACCTAATTGTTTGATAATTTCATGGTTGATAGTCTCACTGTTCCATGGCAATAGATATTTTGGTATATCAAAACCAACATCATGGAATCTGGTGTTCAAACCAGCCATGCAAATAACTAACGTAGCCATTTCTCAAAGTCCTCACGAATCAAACTGTGCCATGTTCCATTGTATTGGCCTGGTGGAAATGGATGATTCATATTACAATACACCAGATTCTCACCAACTAGGCCGTGCAATTTCCAATTAGCACTCATCATATCTTCACACATCATTTGGATGCCCGAATCATAAAATTCATCCAAATGTTTATATGTTTCAGAATACTTATCCATGTTTTCTGATGATGAAAATGCAAACTGGTCATTACCAAAATCACGGTTAGGAGTCATACGACAATTTGGAATGTACAGTTTAGTATTATCCAAATGTTTGAAGTCAATTGTTGTATTCAAAGCAAAATCAAACCTTGAACGGATAACCCAATCAAATTTCATGTTGTTATCCGATTCATACATCGATTTCAATTTGTTGCATTGATAGACTGCGTATAATTGATTCCATGTTGAACGAGCTGGATCTTTTACTTTCCAATTTGGTTGTGGAGGCGGAACATTAGTGTACTTTGATAAATCATTAGTCAAGGCAGGATCAGTTTTATATCTTTCTGGATTGTAAAGTTCAATAGCAGCTTTAGCTTCTTCACCAGACCAAGCGTGAATGAAAATTGTAACATCATTTCTGGACAATAAGTTTTTATTGACAAATTCATATCCTTTTGCAACAGAACGAGGTTGTCCAGATAAACAAAGTGCTATTTTCATTTCAGCCACTTATCGTTTTCTAATGACCATTGTACCATGTCTTTGATCCTTTCACGCAACGAAATCTTTGGTTTCCAGCCTAAAGATTCCATATATGAACCAGACAAAGCGTACCGTAAATCGTGGCCAGGTCTGGATGAATGAAAATCAACCATTTCATATTTTAACTCCTTGCCTTGTGCGGCAGCAATCAATTTAGCTAATTCTAAGTTGTCAATCTCATCAGGTCCAACAATATTGAATTTTGGAATCTTAGCACCACCAAAGTCAGGTACTTTCTCATAATTCTCTGGCAGATTTAGAATAAACATCAGACCATCAGCAACATCTTTAGCATGAACATAGTGGCGAGAACCAGCTTTTGTCTTAGTCTTGTCGGAGTGGATAGTCAGAGTTAAACCATCACGAGCATAACGAATAGCTTTAGGAATAAACTTTTCAGGATGTTGTCTCTCACCGAACACATTCATTGTATGAGTAACAATAATTGGCATCTTGTAGGTGTTTTCAAATGCAACACACATTTCTTCACCTGCTGCCTTCGATGCTGAGTATGGGTTTGTGGCATTATAACGGTCACGCTCTTTGTAGTCAACACCTTCTGGTGCAGGACCAAAAACTTCATCTGTACTAAAGTAAACAAACTTCTCTAGGTTAGGAAGAGTACGAGCAAACTGCAATAGATTAACTGTACCGATAACATTGTCTTGTACAAACTCCATTGGAAATTCAATAGAACGGTCAACGTGTGAACCTGCAGCGAGGTGTAGTACCAACTGGCAGTCGCCAATCAAACCTGCTGTCTGAGGGTTAACCTCAGCTCTCAAATCGTGGAATACAATCTCAACACGCTTCTTGGTTTCACGGTCATACTTCTTCATAATATCTTCAAGGCGATTCAAGTTGCCTGAGAAATCAAGTCGGTCGAGTGACACGATTGTCCAATCAGTTTGGTCTAGGATTGTTTCAATCAAATGGTGTGCAATGAATCCTGCACCACCGGTAATCAATACTCTTTTAGTCATTATATGTTTCCTCGATAATCTTTTTCCACTCTGGTATTCTATCATACTGATGCACAATTGTAAACACATTTCCTTTAGAAGTTGTAACTTTGCCGTTAAACATAATTGGCGATGGTTCTAGTAGGTGTGGTTTGAACTGTTCAATTTTACTTGGGTCTACTGTCGTACCTAGTTGTGCAGCCCAACCAGATTCAGAAGTCATGTAGGCTGATGTGGTAAGATATGGATGCTGTGAAACCATAAAGTTGAATGTTGATTGGTCAACAATTGGAATTGGGCGATTGATAGACATAACAAAAATATTCGCAGCCAAATCACGCATACATTCTGCCTTGCCTGCTAGAACGCCGACATTGAATATTGGATTTTCTTTGAAGATATCATGGAAGAATGGACCAAATGTCTCCAAAAGATTATTGTCACCCCATGGTTCATCTTTGTATAACATACTTTCTGTAGCAAACATTAGGTTCTTATCACCTAAGCTTTCTTCAAGGTATGTAATTGGATTTTTCTGGAAAATAACATCTTTCACATCGGTTGTAATAACATACCGATATTCATTATGTTTTAGGTGGTTGTAGATGTGGATGAATCGTTCTACATGAACAGGAATGGTAGACTGATATGTGAATCGTCTATTGAATTCATCATTTTGGCCAGGCAAAATGACTTGAAAACCATTCTCTGTTAATTTGTTGATAGTATCATAGTCGATATTAAAGGCAACCATAACTTTGTCGCCTTCAAAACCGCACTGGTTAATAGACTTAACCCAATACTTTAACTTGTCCCAATCGTAATTGGTACAACATCCTATAATCAAATCTTGCATAATAAACTCCAATAATTATATACTACTTATGCTTCAGGTAATCCTTAAACGAGGCAATTCTTTTTGTTTGTTGACCTGGTGTATCGTTCTTATATGTATTTGCCAATTCATTCGTACCCCACTGGCCTGCACCAGCTTTAGGTAGAATATCAGGCTTCACATTATCTTTTTTGTTTTCCATTTCATCCTCTTGTGAGGTTTAGAATCTTTTGAATTTGAGATTCTAGTGTTGCTTTTCTATTAGGCCATTTGATAATTGGTTGGTCTGCTGTTTGCAACAACTTAGTCAGGAATGGAAGAATCAATTTCTCAACTTCATGTAATCTTGCCTTGTATTCTTCTACAGTTTCTTCTTTCTCTGCAATTACCGAATTATACTCTTCCTCATCAATAGCGGTAAATCCAAAATCATCATCACCGTATTCTTTGATAATTGCATTCAGGTCAAATTTAATTTCTGCCATTATTTACTCCAATTCTTTGCAGCAGTAAAGTTGGCATGAGCAAACTCCAATCTATCAATCAACTTGACTGCATTGCCTTTTAGTTTATCAACAGCAACAAATCCTTCTGGATTGGTAACTTTGAATCCATCATCCGTTTTAAGGAATGTTCCAGTAATTTGTTTAATCTGTTGTAGTGTTTTGACAATCATATTCTTAGCATCTACAATTAGATTCATCAAATCAAAAATGTTCTTTAAATCATTTGCAGCTGCACGGAAGAAACGCATAATCTCAGTCTTTTCTTTGACACGTTTTTTCTTAGTTTCTTCTTTCTTAGCATCAGCAATATCTTTGTTCAGTTTAGCCTCAACCCATCTAACCAATTCAACAGTATGCAACTTGGTGTTTTTGATTGCCTGACCTTCTCTGACTTTTGTATTGTTGAATGTTTTAATGTAGGTCAATATAACATCATTAGCAGCGATACGATTTAGGTTCAAAGAATTGATAGATTGTAGGGTTCGACCTGCACTTGATAGAATGCCTGTAATCTTTTTAGTTTCTTCTTCTGTAAATGTTGCCACACCAGAAGCATCGAAAAAGTATGCATCACGGAACCAAACATCTTTGGTCGGTGTCATATTCTTAATATCAATGTTAAATGATGCCTTCAGGTCTGCCATTGATTTGCCGGTGTATGATGTATGAAACACAATACCCATTTGTGCAGCCAACATTGTTTGCGCTAACTTAGAATCAGCAGGAACAGCATATACAATGGTGTTTGGTTGAAAGGTGATATACTTCTCACCCTCAATAACTTGCGTCTTAATATCACCCTTAGAGAACATCATATCACCTTGAAGAATGCCTTTGATGCCTAACTTAGGAAGATATCTCAACGCAACTTTTAGTTTAGCATTAAGACCTTCACTTGGGTGGTTAGCATCAATATCTTCATCGGTGTAATTCAATTTTGGATTGGCATTGAATACGCCTTTAGTACCAACAAAGAATTTACCATTATCAGGATTGGTGCCAGCAAATACAGCAGGTGCACCATCCCATTTTGTTGTGACACTAACTTTAGATGTTGAATGACCAGCAAGCATATCTCTTAATGATTGCAAGAAATTGATGGCGTTACGAGCACCATTAATTCCATTATTCAACACCTCATCTTCTAGGTGTTCAAGGTGTAAGTTAGCACCTTCTTTTGACTCTGTAAGGAATTCTGAAAATTTCATGTTAACTATACTTTATGAAAATACTACTGTTTTTTGTGGCAGAAGAAGCATAAGCAAAAACTTGTTTACAAAATTCATCAGCCTTTTTTTCTTTAATTAAAGTGTATATTAAATGTATACCAATATACTTAGACATCCACCAGGTCTTATCTTGTTTATGTCCTACTTTTGCTTGCATAGCGAGAGTTTCAACTTTCTCTTTTGAACCAGATAAATCTTTGAACATCATTGCGAATTGTTTAAAATCAGAATCGGTAGGTTTTTCAATTGGTGTTTGATTTGGAAAACTTAGTTTACTTCTAGGCACACCAGCATCAAGAGCAAAAGTAAAAGCAACTCCGCCGCCAATTTTTCCACCTGCAGCAGATTTACCTTTAATCTCACCTTGCCATGATCCCGGAACAGGCCTGCTTGAGAAATTTCGGAACTGAACTTCACCATCAGTACCTTCAGCATTATATTTAATGTAAATATCTTTTGAATCTGTCATATTAGATCCAAGTTTTATGCCTGTGAATTTTGCAAGTAAAGGTTTACCGTTATTAAAAATTTTAGAATGTGCGCTACTTTTTGGAGCAAGTTTCTTCAAAGAAATGCCAATCAAATTTGTTTTTGCAAACTCATCATAAATGTAACGATTGTAGTCATTCAATGTTGGCCAACCACCTTGAAATCTAAAACTCTTTTTTACCATCCAGATATCAGCAGGATTCCATTTATCATCACCTTTGATACCACTACCTTCTTTCAATCTACCAAACTCAGCGTAAACCTGATTAACAACTCCTCTGCCCCTATAAAACATAAAGTTTCTACCACTTTTAGCTCCAGGAACATCTTGGAAAATTTGGTTAGCTGTTACAATAACACTATAGTACCAGTTTGCATCTAAACCATCCAAACACTTCTGTAAAGTCCTGTCACAATCAGCATCCTGAATTGTTTGTGGAGTTATCTCGGTGATACTTGTCAAATCTTTTCCTAGATACTGTCTAGTTGCACAAGCATAAGCCTGTAAACTTTCTGCTAATGCTGTAACCTCTGCACCGGCACCTGAAACTTTGTTTCCTGTATCTGTATTAACCGTTGATGGAATTTTCATTTTACCTAACCAAAGAGTTTTTGTTAGGTATTTATATTAACAGGACTACCGAATTATGTCAAGCACTTTACCATTAGTCCAAACTTCCATCTCGGTTCTCAATCTATCTTCTTCTTTCAAAGACTCAAATCTACTAGAGGCCTTCTTTTTCCACCACTCAGTAATATTGGCCAAATGGTGTTTATCAAAGTTCTCATTTTTAACAATTTTATCTGTCTTTCCAAGAACAATATCTTTGAAGTTGGCAATGCCATAATCAGATACATAATATCGTTTCTGTTCGGTCAGACTTTTAGCCTTAGTAATTGTTGCCATAAATCTATCATAATCTTCTTTGTGTGGCTTCAAAGCAACTTTGGTCATAGCAATAATAGTATTACTAATCTTCAACTTACGGCTAGATGCATCAGGCGGAACAAACTCACCAACAATTCCTTCAACATAATCTTTCAAGTCCTCATATGGTTTTCCATGCATCATAGGCAAGAAATCAGATTCAGTCACACCTTTGAATCTTAGATATGGTTTCATACCATCATACTGTGAAATAGCCTTTGATGTGCCATACAAACTGGTTGTTTCAAACAAACACATATTCATTTTGTACTTAGCATTAATCATTTCACGGACTTCATGCGAACAACAGATTGCGGCAAGTAATTTGCCACCAAGGTAATTGTACCCAAATGGTTGTGCAGGTACGATAACAAAACCCATGGCAGCTGCGTTATTAAACGATTTGGTCGTTGCCGTTTCGTTTGTAATCACACAGCCTAGTAATTCATTACGAGGCTTCATCATAATCGTTGGAGACCCTATCCGTATGAATCCGACCCACTTCTTAGTCTTTTTCTCAAGCACAGCCAATTTAATATTTCTGCCGGGACTTGATAGATTATTGTGGGATGAAATGATATCGAGGTATAGTTGCCATCTATCAGGAGGCAATTCTACAATTTCAAACTCCATATCTTCAGGTGACATTGTGAAATCAGAAAATAAATCTTCTTCTGGTCCACAACCAGGCAATGAAAACGGCCTTTCAGCAAGAGCTGTCAATTTCTGCTCACGCATATACTCATCAATACGATTGAAGTTACCGAAATAATCTTCGAATACTTTGGCAACGTGTAGTGCTTGTTCTCTATTTAAACTCATAAGGATATTTTATCTTCAAATTTGTAACACTTCTTTAGAAACCTATTATACACTACCGGATCATTTTTTGCAAACAATTCTTGGTACTTTTCCATAGCACCAGAATACCCAATCAAACGCATTTCAATTACTGCCTCTTGGGCATAGGCATCGATTTCATCTGCATCACCATAATATTCCATTTCATATTGTAAATCTAAATCGGCAACTGGAGATTTATAGTGTCTGGCAAATGCCTTGCCTTTCTTTCTGAATTGATAACGATGCCTCTTTTCATGTACATATGTTTTGAACATTTCATCAATGATAAACTTTGCACCTTCTTCACTAATACCAAATAGCATTTCTTTATCATCTTCATTAAACACAATATACATTTCAATATCGCTATCACCGTATTGGTGAACAGGATCAAAGAAACCACCAACAGTATAACCACTTAATGCAACATTACTCTTATCGATGATTCTGTTCACTTGTACATTGTGTTCTTTCATCATTCTACGAGCCCAATACATTATCTGCCCCATGGTTTTTTCACCAACAAACTTTGGAGCAAACGAATGCATTTTTCTGTAGAGAGTTTTATATCTCATAGGTAGTGCAGGTAACCACCAATAATATATTTTGGTCCACTAATTGGTTTTTTACCAGTATGTGGATGTGTCCATAATGGAGGAAAAGCAAGCATTCGACCTGCAACCGGTTCAACAGAAATACTTGTTGCTGAATTACGATTTCTTTGGAATGTTGTTTGACCACCCTCTTCAACAGTATTCAAATACCAAAAAAACACCAAGAATCGGCGAGCAGAGGCATAATCACCAACATCAACATGAAATGCAAACTCATCTTTTC